AGGCCAGTTCGGCAACATCTTTGTAGATGCGGCGACCGAGTGTGTCTTTGATAAGCAGCATGTCGGTCAGCAAATCAGTTCCGGTATAAAGAGTCGGATTTCCAGAACCTTTATAGTACTTTCTGACACGAATGAACTCATCGATGATCTCATCGGCAGTTGCATCGTCAGCCACGGAAGCTCTGTGGATGTACACATCGGCATTGTCGGTGATGATTGGGCGGATGTTGCCTTCATTGATCTTGTCTTCGTCGGAAGCATCTCGGCCGTCGCCGATAAGAATTGCACGAGCAAGTTCCTCGTTAAGCATTCCGCGCATTTCGGCCTTCAGCCAGATAACTACGTCGAAATCTGTGATATCGACAACATCGTCTCTGTCAAGTTTCTGTTTCTTATAGACCGTTGTCGGAGTAGTTGTTCTCTTAAGCAACGGAATGATTTGCTCTTTCTTCAGAGCGCCAGTAACGTAACCTTTTGCTCTTGCTTCGTCCGCAGTAATGTTTGCAACGGCCGTTTTAATTCTTGAAAACGGAGTGTGAGTGCATTCAGCGAGAAGCGTGGTAACCCATGTGTCCTCGCGTTTAATTACTTCCGGCCCATTGGTGTTTGTATACTTTGCATCTGGGAACAGGACATCGATGGGATCGAACCCATACTCTGTGGCGTGCTGCAAGAAGCTATTCTTAAGCGAACCGCAACGCTGGGCATCGGCGACGATGGTAGCCAGTTGATCGTGGCTCAGAACGTTCTTCTTTTCGGTATCAGTCGTCTGATCAAATACATTTTTCTTCATGATTGAATCTCCTTCATTATTAGAATGTTTAAGGTCGTCCTCGGGATTTGTCTTCTCGATTGCATGAGTCATTGCCCCGTACACGGTCGTTTTCTGTTCATCGCTAAGCGCATCGAACAGCTCCTGAATTGCTGTGACCCCATCGGCATGCTCAACCGCAGAAGAAGCCATCTCGTTATCACCAAGCGCCTGCGCGATCATGGCATAAACAACGGTTTTCTGCTCGGGATTAAGCGTGTCAAATACTTCGGCAACGGTACGCGTATCGTTTGCCATTGGATCTTCTTTTGCCGGTGGCGTATCGGCGTGGCTAAGTCCTTCTCCGGACGAATAAATAGCCTCGTCTTCAACCGGAGTCTCCGAGCCATCGCTATGAGCAAAACTTAGATTATCAATCCAAGCTCCGGGGTTTGCTCCAGCAAGAACTAAACTAATCTCCCGAATAGAACCATGAATTACGTTCTTTGCTTTCTCTTCCAGTTGATTTGCATAGATTGAAAGCGAAGAAATATCACCATGAGAGACGAGAGATTTTGCCGTTTGAGCGGCTTCCGTGTCATTGAATGTACCATAACAGTACACCCCATCCTCACGATTTTCAAGAATCGCGTGCCCAAGAACGTTCGAAGGTTCATTGTGCAAGTGCTGCCAAACGAGAGGTACCGTTTGACCATCCTGGTGCTTAAACGCATCTTTGAGAATTGTTCGCCCATCAGAGCATTTAAGACCACTCTTAGTGGCGTACCCACTAAAATCATATTTAATATCCGCCATTTGATTAGTCCCCTTTCTTTTTTTTCGCATCGTCTGCGGGCGTCTCAGTTGAGCTCGTATTATCTGATGCGTTTAAGTTTTTATTCCGTAGTTCATCTGCCCGAGGGTCTATGGATGGTTTATAACCAATAATTGCACGCATTTCGTTTGATGATAATATCTCATTTCTTGTAAATTTATCGGCGACATCCGCCAACTCGTTAACAGGAACAAGACTAAAAGCATCTCTAAAATACATTATTGATTGTCTTTGAGTCCGAGCAGTTTTTGTAAGAAACTTTCTCTTAAATTCATCAACTATTGCCGATACAATTGGCTCGACGGTTCGGTTGTTATAATTCAACATTATTGCCTCATCTGCTTTACCTGTAAACACATCCTCGGTTAATCCTAACTGGCTATACAGCATACTCGTTAGATACTGAATCTGCGACATAAGGTTATTTTCAGCAGGACGATTAAGTTGAGTTATTCGTTCCGTTCCATCCGTATAGGCGATTCCGTATTTTGTTCCAGAAAGCTGCATTTCAATATCTTTTCTACGCTTCTCAGCTTGCTCCCTACGAGCTTCGGTCTTTATTACAAACGGAAGTTGAATTATGATATCGAGTTTCCCAGCACCACTTTGTTCATCGATTGCGTCCAGAATGGCGAGCTTTTTCAACAATCGCTTTAAGGTGCTATTTGGCTCATTCATAACTGAAAACAAAGGATTTTCGATAATGCCTACCATACTTTTTGGTAATGTAATCTCTTCCTGAACACCAGTATTATCGTTATATAGTCTTACTCGTATATGCTTTGGGTACCAGCCAATTACTCTTCCTGTACGCATTGTTTGGATATCATATGCACCAGAAAGTTTAGGATTTATTGTAGTGTCGACAGGAACAACGGCCACCACTCCCTCGTCAAACATTGACATGACAATGTCTTGGATAAACGCTCGACTTGTCTGATCAATATTTGCTTCAGAAGTTAAACAGTAGTTAAGACCATCCTCAACTACTGTTTCAAATCTGTCATTTGTATCTACTTTAACGTGTTGAATAGATACAGCAGAAACATCTAAAGCTATTCGGTTATAAACCGATATAATAATAGATCGTTCATTTGTTATATGCAGCCGGACGCGATCCTGTCGTCTTGAAGAGGCATAGCCTAATTCTCGAGGGTCCTGATATTCGGTAGGATCTCGGTTTTTAAAAGCGTTCCACGCATGTTTAATTCTTGTGCCTACTGATTCGGCCAACCGGATCACCTCCTATCCTTTCGTTAAAACCTCTTTTTTATAAGCTATGCGGCCAGAAGCGTTTACACCATTTTTAACTTGGGCCATGTTATATTCCTGATCCGCCAACGCGGTGTGTACACCAACTTGTCCTCGTTTGGCGATGTATCTAATAACTTTTCCAGAAGGTGCTTGAACATTTCCAACTTTTTCATTCATTAAGTCAGCAAGCTTCTTGTTATACTGATTTACGTATGATGCGCTCAACTTTCCAGATTTATTTACAGCTGATTGACCAGAAAGTTCTGTTTTTTCATACGAATTCATGTCCTTCTGAACTGATTTCTGAATTTTAGATGTAACTTTGGCCCCTTTTGTTTTTGCCCAGTTGAGATCTTTCTTCTCTTGCCGTGCAAGGCGTGCTTCTGTTCTTCTGACTCCCCATTTCTGGCCGATTACACCGAAATGAATTAAATTGTCGTCCAATCATAGCACCTCCTTTCTAATGGTAACGTTAATTGCCGTTAATAAACACTTCCAAGAGAAATTCGGCGCCAATTAGCATCAGCTGTTGTGTTTTCAACCGGCGTCGCATAAAGATATGAGGCGTCAATCATAATGGCCGCTCCAGCAGAAACGGTACCATCTACACCGCCACTTAACTCTGTAGCGTCAGCCACATAAGCGGCATGTGCCATTGTTTCGGCAATTTCAATTGCATTACCTATGACGCCAGCAACATCTGAAGTAAGAACCACGGTATCACCAGCGCCATCGGCCGCACCTACGTTCTGAGTATCTCCGGCCGTAATAGCGGCAACAAGAGCAGTAATTGCATTGGCCGCTGTGCAATCAGCTCCAGCACCAAGGGTACCAGAAGCGAACACATTTGTTACTGCGGTAAAGGTTTCGGTAGTATCAATAGCGTCGCCAGACGTTCCGCCTACCAAGGCAGTGATTATGCAATCGTCAGCAGCAAAATCGCCAGCTTCAACAAGGGGATGCGGAGTGTTTATACCATCAGTTCCGTTTATTGCGGCAACAAGTGCCGCCTGCGCACCAGCAAGATCGGCTCCAACAGAAACTTCGCCATCAGCATTTGCAGTCCCTACAGGAACAAAGGTATAAACCGTAATTCCAATAGTTACAGTATTGCCTGACGTTGGCTGCGTGTCCATTGTGAGCGTACCGGTTGAGAAGGATACGTCTCCAGAAATATCGACAGCAATGTTATCCGGATCTGACTTTGTCTGTTCGACATCAGCAAGAAACTCATACACATCGACTCCGACTACTGCCGGATTATCAATACTTACAGTTTCGCCATCAATAACAACGCCGGTTACATCCAAAGTTTCAGTAGCTGCCTCAGCGTTTACGGGTGTTCCATTGACGCCTGTCGCATCGATAATTTCATCAACTATGTCACCAAGAAGAACCGATACACTTCTCTGCTGAGATACATTGTTAAGTTCTTTTTTTTCATGAGCGGTTAAGTTATTCATTTTTATTCTCCTTTTTAAAAATATTATTCAAACGTTTCTTTGTTAAGTTTGTACGCAATCCAAGCGTCCATTAAAGCGGCAACACTGTCTATTTTTTGCTCATACCGCTTCTTCAAAAGTTTACGATTTCCGTTTGTATCCTCAAGAGTGATTGCATTGCCCATAGCAAATGACATTAGATCTTGATCAAATACGAGCATGCGTTCTTCAGAAAGGGTTTTTAGTTCACCAAGAGGAACAGATTCTGTTTTAACCCCCTGAATAACCTTTTCAATTCCAAAAGGCCCATTTTCTGCTTCCCATCTTGTAACGAACTCTTTGGCGTTATATGGGTCAAAGCCAAAACAACGAACATCATACTGAGAGTCTTGAATAAATTTGTCAAGATCCTCAAACACGTCCATCATGTCGAGAACAGTACATTCAAGAACCATTAAAGAACCTTCTTCAACAAATTGGTCATACTTAATTCGCATTGCCCCTGGAAGTTTCATGAGAGTTAGCGATGATATGTAACACCTCGTTTTAATTCCAAAGGTTCCTCCAGGTAAAGGAAATAGAAAAGTAAAGGCACAGAAATCGTCTCCCTGCGAAAGATCGGCACCCAATGCACAAGGCATAGACCAGAAATCCCTTCTTCTATGCGGTAATGTCTCTTCATAGGTAAAGAAATAGGTATAGCCTTCCATTGGAATTCCAAATCGTTTTGCAAGTATATCATTTCTTGTTGCTGGAGCATTTTCAGCTCTTTCAACATCAAGTTGATACGTTTCGTACGTGACCGTCTTACCAATATTAGGGTTGGCTTTAGGCCACATGGCGGGATTAGATACCTCAGACACATCGTCTAATCGATAATACCAAATAGATACATGCG